AGTCTTCAAAAGCTTTGCCTGTAGAATTAAACTGTTCTTTAATAGCAGCAGTAACAGCTTGTGGGCCTTTTTCTGCTTGGAGTTGCATCAATTCCATAGAATCCAAGAACTGACCACCCATCATGTAATTGAGTTCTGATACCACCTCAGAAGCTCCTTCAAAAGTATCAAATTGTTCACCCAAAGCAACGACATCTCCGAGTTCTAAACCAAGTTGTCTTGCGGTTGCGGCAGTTCTAATAAAGACCTTATCCATGTTGCTTCCGAAGGCAGCAAAAGAGCTGGCAGATCCCCTGAACTGTGAGGTCAGTTCCCCAAATGTCATTCCCATGTTTTGGGCAGCTGCCTGTAGGTCTGCAAATCCCTGCTTTGACTCTTTCGTAGATCTCCCCATCACCATTTGTTGGGTTTTCATAATATCGGTGAAATCATCGGAAGAGATACCCAGTCTCTCCGTTGCTACTTGCAATTCTGCAAGAGCGGAAACTTGTATTCGAGAAAATCCACTAACGCCAGCAAGAGAAGTTTGCAACTTTCCTGCTGATTCCAGCAGTTCTCCCTGATTTGCTATCAACCCCTGAGTGGAGGCAGATGCATCCCTAGTTGCTGATATGTATTCTCTCCCTGTTCCTGTTAGTTTTGCAAAGGCAGCATTTTGTTGGTCGAATCTCACAAAGACAAACGCAGAAGCTTCCGCAAGTTTCTGGAGTCCGGATATCAGGAGGTTTGTTCCTGTGAACATCTTTTTGAAACCGGAAGTTATTCCGTCGAGCGCTTCTTTTTTTAATAATTCATCTCCGGATGTGAGATCTTTCAACACCCCGCCGATGCCACCCCTTGATGGTTCTTTCAGCCCCATCATTCTTCCCATGCTTTTTCCTAATTCTTCTGCGTGGGCATGGGCATTCTCATATCTCTCCTCTTGTTCTTCAAGTTCTTTGTTTTTTTGCCTTTGAAGTTTGACATGCTTGCTCAACTCAACCGATTCTTTTTCGGCATTCTTTATAGATTCATCGTCTAGGTTTGCTGCCTTTATTTTCTCTTGCGAAACACTGGCAAGATACTGAAGGTTTTCTGTTTGCTTTTTTAAATTTTCACCAAGGTTTCTCAGTTCTTCTTCCTGCGCTGCATTGAGGTCTTCTTTGGCATTGAGTTCTTCTCTTCTTGCTTCGGATTGTTCAGTTAAGAGAACCAGCTGTGCTTGGAGTTGTTCTAGTTTTTTCTCTTCTTCCGGTATAGATAATGCACGAGCTTCAGCAGAGAGTCGGGAAACATGTAGTATCTCTTTTTGGAATTTTAATTTTTGCTCCAGCTCTTTGTTCTCTTTGGAGAGATCCTCATAAGAAGATTCATAATCTCTATATGATCCACCGAAGGGGGCACCACCACCAGTACCTCCACCACCAGTACCTCCACCACCGGAAGAGGCACCCTTTTTGAGTGTCTTGTCGAGGTTACTGAGTAACTTATTTAACTTGTCTAATTGTTCTGCGGTTATTTCTGCCACTTAAAGTACCCCCTATTTGAAAGGCCACTTTATCTTTGTGCTTTTCTCAAAATTCTTAACAGCAGTATTTAACCTTGCCCTGTTTCTGTGGGTAACTGGATTATCCAGTCCATATCTCTGATAGGCAGATAGGTATTTCTTTTCTTTTCCGAGGACTTTTGCAAAATCACCAATCTGTCTTTTAGTTCCCTTAACATTTACCGGGACAGAGACTTCATCTCCAAAAACATACCTCATTGCTGTCTTGACGACACTGCCGAACATCTTTAGGAAACTCTCATTGAGTTCTCCGTTGGCAGCTGCATTAAGATCGATTGTAATCTTTTCATTTTCCATATACAAGTCCTCCAACTAATAAATAGTAGAGAAAAGAGAAAGCATCACCTGTTCTTTTTGGATGCCCTCTCTTGTGCCTTCTTCTCATCTTCAAACTGTTTTACCAATCTTTTCAAAAACCATCTTCGAATCTGTATTGGGAGATTATACACCTCTATGAAACTCCAACCACCGTGATGTTTTAGGTTGAATATTTCCTCGTAAACAGACTCAATGTATTCATTCGTCAGGCCAAAAAAACGTAGGGGTGATGGGAACCTCCAAAGTCCCATCGTGGCCACAATCAGAACATGTAAAATCATGTTTCAAATTCATGGTCGGATTGATTATTTTGTAGACACCTCTCAGATACTTTGAATCAATTGCTGGCATTGACTCAACAAATTGAGAAATTGTTGATGGATTTGAATCTCCATTTACTGATGCGACAATCCTTTTCAACATACTGGTGTATGAACTTGGGGGGAGATTATGTTTTACTAGACTTTCTTCTAGCTTTTCTAAATCCTTCTCATCCTTTGAGTTTAGGAACCTGATCTCCACTTGAAAACCCATCTTAGGTAAAGTGACAAGAGGCAACCCTCTTTCACTTTTTTCCACGTTGTCTATACCTTCGATTGAACCACCGACTGCACCGTCGAAAATCTTACACGACTCCAAATCAACCGATGTGTCTGTTGACTTGAAGCAACTAGGGCATGTGAGTTTTACTGCATAGTCGGAACCATATCCGGCTATTCTTGCTGCAATGGTTAGGGCATTTTTGTCACCAATGAGCAGTTCATGGATCTTAATTTCCTTATTCATAATAACACTTTGGAGCATTCTATCGATTGCGGTGCCGTTCTTCAGTAGGGCAGCGGAATTGAGAATATCTTCCTCTTTTGCTGTCATATATTTTATTTCAATTGTTTCTTGTTTGTGTAGGGGGTGATCTTCCGGGTAGTATGCTCCACCGGATGGCAGTTCAACAAACTCCGTTGGAACTGCAAAACTTAGTTGATCTCCAGATACAGAAACAGGGACAGAGTTATCCACTTCTGCCCCGATTTTATCGAGATTATTTCTTTTTGCCATTTTTACCTATCTTTCTTTATTCTGTCACAAGTGGCTCAGTTGCCGGAACGAAGTGTGACCCACCACCATCGGCGTCTCCGCCTGGGGTAAACAATGTAGCATAATCATATCTTACAGTAAGAGTGAGATTTGTTAAGTCATCTGATTCATAACTCAACTCGCCCCAATCTACATTGGTGACGAATGCATTGTTCAGATGCCACTCCTCAACGATATCCGAACCGTCGTTTGAGAACTGCCTGATCATAAAAGTACCTAGTGAAGTAACTGCTTTTGCCTTAGTAATCGCATCAGTAACACTATTGTTTCCAGGAATAATATACCCTGAGTCGGTGAGCAGTTTGGCAAGAAGTCCAGATGCATTTGGTGAGACAGGATCTACCAAAGTAACATTAACTGTGTCCCACTCTACTCTACCAGGATAGTAGAAAGTGTGATTGAGGTATTTGTGACTCACCTCACCAACGGTGGCACTAGGTTTCTTGACTTGAGTCACCAACCATGTGTTTTCTGTGCCGATCCCGCCGATTGTGCAGGTAAATCTATAACTTCTCTTAGGTGATGTTTCAGGGTTTGTCCAAAAATTTGCCATTTGCTAATTTCTCCTTATATTAGTAAGTATTACCTACTTTGCTTTTTAGTCGTCAAAAGATGCTCCACTGCGTAAGATTGTAAAATCAATTGCAATGAATTCAGCAGCTCTCGTGGGTTTCAATAAAATCTTAGCATACATGATATTTCTATCCATTAAGTCTGCTGTAGTTGTCGTGTTATCTAACACTACTTTAAAGTCTGTCAACCCGTAATCGTTCTTAATCTTCTCCAAGAAGGGATTTGCCTCACCTGTAAATCTATCCCATGTTGCTTGCACATTTGGAGAGAACAGTAGAGTAGAAGCAATTCTTGAAATGCCCTTTTTGACATGAATCATTAATCTACGAACATTGATTCGGTCAAGTGCGGAAGGAGTAGTCTGTAAGGTCTTTTGACCGAAGATTACGATACCTTCTGCGGGGAACTTGGCAATTGGGTTCACACATCTTTCATAAAGCTTATCTCTGTCTTTTCTTGAAAGTTGCTCTCGGACACCAACAACTGGTACACCTGCGGCACCGTCGGTTAAACCACCTCTGTTAAATCCAGCAGGGGCAAACCAAGGTGCTGCCTTCTTGTCTGTGCTTGAGAAAGTTCCCAAGGCAGCAATCGAAGGTGGCATCCAAATAAGGTTTCCTGCACCAGCAGTATCTCTCACCTGCACCCAAGGGTGGAATGCACAAGCATAACTTGTATTCAATCCTCGGTTCTTTAGATTAGAAAGCACAGTAGCAGTAGATCCTTGACGTGCTGCTCTCGTTCCAGTTGATTCATGGAGGGGTTGATACCCACCAGGAAGGTCAACAATTGCGAGTGCATCTGCTCTTGATTCACAAGTGGTGATCAAGTGGTCAGTAATGCTTGTGTTTGTAATTCCAGGAACACATGCTGCGTTCATTTCCACAACTTCGGCATCAGATACGGTATCAATTGCCCTCTTGAGTGAATAGAACGCAGAATCTGTCTGTTCTGTTGAGTTTGTAAAAGATGAGTTTCTCAAAGGATCTCTCTCTTTAATATTAAGTCCGTCTGATCCACCGAAGAGGGGCATGGTAAATCCATCGAACCCTGCGTCGAGAACAGAGGTGTAAGAACCGAAGTTTGTGCTGTTTGCGGGTGCTCTTGATGCTCCGCAGGCAGTGATTGAGTTCCCTGCTGCTCTTGAACCCGCAAAATATACACCATGAGTATCGATCCCAGAGGAACCAGAGGCATAATGAACGTCATCCAAGGAGAACGTAAATTGGTAATCCACGTTTGTTGCAGTTCCGTCGAAGGAACTATAGCTGCTCGGTTTTGATCGTAGAAGATCCAAGTTACTCTTCTCAAACATATTGGTAGTTCTCTCAGTGGAGTCAAAACCAAAGTAAGCAGCAGATGGGTCTGTTAATCCCCCATCTGAACTAGAAAGTCTCAACGCAACTTTTGGAAATGCTGCTGTGATTGAGGCCAACTTGTTGCCACCATCAGCGACAGAACCAGTGATTACAATATCAACACCGTCTTTGTTTCCACCACCGATGATGGTTCGGTCAAGACTATCGGCAGCAACTAGAGTATTCCCTGTCATAACGTCAGCAGCAAAAGTGGAGTTTTCTAATTTTGTTGGTCCCCTGAATCCGAACGGTAGGGATAGAGGGTTCATGGAACCATTTGCAACCTTCTCGGATGTGGAGACTCTCACATACTTTGATTGATTGTTGTAATCTCCGTAAACGTCGAACTTGTTTTTATCGTCGTTCCAAACTCGATTCTTATCTCCAACTTTTCTAGCAACATAAGAAGTGGCATTTGGATTCAATGTACATCCAGTAAATGATTCAAGCAACTTTGTCTTTCCGTCATGATCACTAATCTTTCTCACTTCTACGGTAAATGTTCCGTATGGGTCATTATTGGGATCTAAGGATGCTTTAATGTCATTGATCGAGATCTTCACAGTTCTCTGAACTTCTTCTCCGTCATCGAGGGCAACAAACTTGAAAAGATTTTCCATGTTTGTGGCGCTGTATCCGGCATTATCGGTAGTTAAATCCTGTGCAATGACATATCCAGATTCAGCAGAAGTCATAGCACTCTCTGCAACATGCCCGTTTGCGATTGGCAACACGAAGGCAAGTGCTTTACCGGACGCTGCGTTTGACGCTCCTGCGGTATCGTAAACACTTCTCTCAAAAGACTCACCCAAAAAGTAATCAGACTTAGCGGTGTTGATGGTTCCCAATAAAGTCGGGTCTGTGTTAAACACTTTTCTAATGTATAGGTCTGAGTTCGGATTTAGGTTAAATGAGGAAGTTAGAGTTGTTGCGGCACCTTTTCCGATGACTGCTTTAAATTGGAAATCTCCTCCGGAACTTTTTACTACTGTTCCAGCTCCATCACCACCAGCAGTACCGTTAGCATAGTTCCCTTGTAATTTTACATATCCTGCGTCGAGATACCACACGGCAGCCAATGTTGCTGTTGCGGAAGTTGCAGATCCAGATGGCATAATAAAAAGACCATATGCTCCACCATTCGTTGTCGCATTATCACCGGGGGCAGTAACAGACCATCCGGCCGCACCAGCTGGGGTTGCTTTGGGGTGCTTTGCACCTAAAACTCGTACAACCGTCAGGGCACTTGAATTCTTTAACCATGCTTGGGCAGCATAGGTAGCATACATGGGAGAAGTTGTATTACCATTTCTCCATACATCACCAGTTTGTCCTCCGGCAACGGGGGTTCCAAAAACTGCCTCGAACTCGGCCATTGAAGTAACTCTAACTGGTTTTAATCCGGGCCCTCTGAGGGTTCTACCGATGACCACTGGCCCAATATCCTGTGGGGTTTTTGGGAGTTGAGATTTATCGATTTCATCGAGGAAAACTCCGGGGGATACAAATTTAAATTTTCTTGAATCTGCCATTTTCAACTATCTCCTTGTGTGTGCCTATACGACAATTGTTTTACTGTCACTAACTAAATAGTGTTTTTATTTTCCAAAGGAAGGGTTTATCATACTTTCTTTATTGTCTTTTCCGATAACATTTCCTTCTCTCCAGCAAATTTAACCTTAGCTATACCCTCTTGTTTAAAGATCTTTGGAGAGTCATCGTTGATGTCTTGTCCATATAAATAACCTAACACATTGATAGTTATAGCCGTTTGATAAACTCTCTCCTCCTGCTCAACTGCTGAGACATTATTACTGAACGAATAATCTGACTGCATAAATGCCTCATAGTGATGTCCGTCTTTGTTTATAAGAAAACTGTTTATATTTCCAGTCTTAGTTATAAATGGTTGGAGCATTTCGTTCATCTGTTGTTGGTACTCCGTCCTCAGAGTAACGAGGTAACTCATGTCAACATATGTTGGTGCTTTTATGAAAAAAGACTGTTCTACGACATTGGAGTTTTTAAATCTAAAATTGTCCTGCTTGTAAGTTCTGTTTGAATTTGTCGAAGCAAAATTTGCTGTCTTGTCTTGGGAGATTGTACCATGAGTATAGTAATTAAAGTTATTTTTCTTATTGATCGGTGGCAGGTAGGTCTGCAAAGACCCTCTTCTTGACGGATCTTTGTTGATGGATGTTCTCTCAACTGATATAACTGGGAAAATTAATGCACCCTCTGAGTCTCTCAACTCTTTATTGTTCTTTATTTGATGGGATCTCTCTCCACTCACCCAAATGACTGGGATTTTCTTAAATCCTCTGTTTGTGGTAGCATGAATGTCCATGCTTTTATCAATCCACTCAAACATGGCAAAGTCAACGGTTTCAATTTTTGATGGTTCTAGTGCCAACACACTCTCTTCTTTTTTTGTCATACTCTAATTAGTTCATCCTGCGGCAAAGGGGCTCTTGAACCAGACCCCGTTTTCATTAAAATAGTATTTGTTTTCCATAGCAAATGGGCCGATGGCAGGTGATCCGGTGCTAGATACATAAATAACTCTGCCTGAGAATGATGCTGAGTTCTCGTGGAACCCTGTCAAAACTGCCCTGTCCTCTGTGGTCGATCCGTTTAGGTGTAATATGTCATGCAAGTCAGGCATCTCAACACTTGCAGTAGTGGCAATTGTTGCATTCCTGTCGAAGAATGGGCTTGGATGCCACACACCGTTTTCGTTAAAATAAAACTTCCTTGGCATCAAGAAAGATGCGACTGGACTTGATCCGGTGGAAGCAAGATATATTATTTTGCTAGAATAGCTGCTTGCACTAACATGATACTTGTTAAGAAGTGCTCTATAAGTTCCTCCTGGTCCATCGTCAGCAATTGTAAGAACTCCGTTGCCTGTGGTTATGATGGTGTCTCCTCCACCTCCTCCGCCTGAACCGAGGACGGCCCAAGATCCATTTTGATAGAATTGGAATGCGTTGTCTGTGGTGTTATAAATCATTGTTCCGTTGGCAGCAGTGATGGAATTTCTCTGTGTCGTTGTCATTCTCGGTATAACAACCCCACCCGTAGTGGAACTAACACTAAGAGTGTTGCCGTCAAAGGTAAGATTTGCCTCACCCTGCATTGTAGTTCCGTTAACTCCCGTCAAGATCCTGTTGTCTGCCCCATTATTGAGAGTTAGACTGCTGCCACCAGAACCAGTCACATCAACAGTCATCTTCCCCACATATAGAAAACCCCTTGCGTGAGTGGGGACTCGATCATTTCGATAATCTTGTAAAAAGATAATCCCACTGTAATAGTCTATCTGCCAATCTGTCTCATCAAGTGATGTGATTTCGTTTGTGGCATCGGTAGGATCGCCTTTATATAGTTTCAGGAAGTATGGGTTTGCACCTTGGTTTGAAAAGTTGGGTGGAACGAGTTGGACCTTTCCCAATGTTTCGTAAACAACCTTGTCGTCATCATAGTATCCGTTACCTTTGTACGGGTTACTGGATAGTGCTTCATAGTTTCCCGACATCACAAGTTTATATCCATGAGTTCCGGCAGCTGTTGCTTCGTCACCACCTCCAAAACCTACCTGGCCGAATGAGCCGGTGTTTGCGTCATATGACGTGCCGCCAATTGGAGTAACGATGAAATCAACATACTCAACTGTTGCTGCACCACCAGCACTGGCACTCTGCATCAGATAGAGGGTGTGGGATGGGTTGTCCGGAATCTTTTCTCCAAAGATTGTCTGTGATGACACTTGGATATTTGACGGAATTGCCTCTTGAGCATCAGACTTGAGGTTCGAAGTGTGTGCCCTGCCTAGTAATTTCTTTTGCGAGAAAAGAGTTGCTGTTAGATTAGATTTTCCTGCCATACTCTATAACTATGATCCATATGTAAAAGATATTCGAGACAAATATCCCGTCCAATCTTTGTGTGCGGTTATTCTTACTATTAAATAGTCAGCATTGCCCCCCGAAGTGCCATCCAGTGTTGCAGTTCGGAAGTTTATACCATACCGAGTTCCATCGGCATCGACGGTTTGATTCACGTCTCCTCCTCCTCCGTTAAAACCACCTACATCATTAATTATATTCTCTGAGACAGAGGCAGGTCGTGCCATATCTAGCCAACCGGTATCGCCCGGTATCCTGACTTCGCAATGGATATTCTTATTTGCTCCCACTGTGCCTGTGTTGAATGCCCCTCCTTTTGCGACGAGGTTGGCATCACCGTAGAGAGTGACAGATGCAAGAGAAACATCACCAACCTGATTTGATCGGAAATAACGATAATACTCTCTCGTTGCAGTCGTTAAGGTGGAATAGTTGGGGTTGCCTGTTGGTGCCTGTAATTGACCTGAGTTGGCAACGGATCGATAATCTCCGTTCAACCCTCCCTTTGAGGGTGACACAAGTCGGCCACTGTAGATAACTAATCCGTTGGAGTATGTTGCATATGAACCCGCATCGTTGACACTCACTGTGGAGTTCCATCTGTTTCCGGCATTAGTGACACTGGCCTGATTTACATAGGAACCTGATTGTAGTCTAAATATTTCTCCGTCCATTGGTTCGTTGGAGTTAATGTTCCCTGCCTCACTTCCACTGAATACTAGGAAACTATGCTTGCTCAAAGTTGATGTCGTCAGATTTGATTTTATTGGATGCTTCACCCTTGAGTTGACAGATGCGGTGTGGGAAACCGAAGCATGTGCTCCGACTAGAGATGTTGTTGGGTCAAACGAAATTGTACCCGTAACAAACATAACCTGATTCTGAGAGTTTGCAGTTGTTGCCAATGATGGCATTGCTTTTGTTGCTCCATTTGTTGTTCCCGGTGATGCAAGTCCGGTTCCGTTTGTGGTTATCTTTGTTGCAGTAGTGTTTGTCGTCGTGGGAAAACTGATGGCGTCACTAGGTCTGTAGTATACATTTTTATGGGCATTGGAAACAATATATCGATAAGATGAGGAACATGCTATGAAGTATCTAACTCCCGACATGGAGTAAAAAGTGCTTCCAGAGAAGTCGTCGATGGTCGTGGCGGCAGCAGACAAAGCATTGCTATCTGAATCGTTTACCCACTCGACATAATTTGTTACTGTTTGGCCAATTGCCGATCCTGAGTGTAGAACTCTTGCATAGTTCCACCCATTCCTCTGATCTGCTGTGCCGACTTGATATTTTCCTGTTCTGTATGTTTTCGTATAATCAGGTAGATTATTTGATGCATACTTTCCTGCATCAAATATACTCAAACTTACAAATCCCGAACCGTTGCCGTTTACTTCCGTATCTGTTCCCGATCCTGGATTGCCTGCTCCCACTGATGTGCTAGTTAGGTCGATTGTGTGAACGACTGCTCCGTTTACCTCCAACTTCAAACTTCCCAAGGCACCATTTCTGAATGAGTTAGTAACATAACTCGGAGTATTTGCATTAACATCCTCATTTAGTTCACCGTCAATGACGACAGAACCATTGAACGCACCAGCAATATCTCCGCTGTCCAAAAAGTTCCCGTTGAGGTCGATTGCAGAGTTACCTGTGCTTGTCGAAACATTAGAATACCCGCCGATGCTCTTAGAGGCACCAAATGATAATTTCACATCCTCACCATTATCATTAATATCAATATCATCAAGTGCGGGTGCTTGGGATGGGGCAGCTCCCGTTCCGGCACCAAAAGATACAGTGATGTCATCGACGTATCCAGTCCACGATGTGTTTGCCTCTACCTTCAAAATAATATCGTCACCGTTGGCAACACCTTTGGTGCCAAACGACATGTAGTTGGTGGCATCGAGGGAGTTGTCGAAGTTCAACACATATGCTCCCGAACCATTTGTTGTGTTGTCATAAGTAAATGCCTGTGCGACATCCATCCACCCAGTTGTACCCGGAATCTTTATGAATGCTTTAATTCTGCCTGAGTTTAGTGCTGTTCCTTCTGGTACTATAGTTGTTGAACTGCCTTCGATTTCCAAAACGATATCTCTCTTTGTTGCTCCGGTGGAGTTTCTAAAATATCTATAGAATGTTCTTAATCCAGACACACCAGAATAGTTTGGATTTCCTGCGGGGGCAACACCAAGTGGTCCGCCTTCGCTGTCGTCACGGAAGTCACCATTGTTTAGGGTTGCGAGCGGTGAATAGAGTCGAGCATTATAGAACTGCAATCCATCGGAATGATTACCGCCGCCAGTCATATGAGTTTGGGAGTTCCAAGTTCCACTATCGACATCCGTCTGGCTATTGTATGATCCTGATGCAAGACGATAAGTCTCTATTTTGAATCTCTCTCGAACTGCGGTTGAGTTACCTGAAATGTTATAAATGAGAAGACCTGTTAGGTTTGCTGTTCCCGCATTGTTGAGATCTGACTTGAGTGGGTGAGCAACATTGACCTTGGAAGTGAGTGTGCCACTTAAAAAGGTATTTCCGGAAGAAGTTGCACTTCCTGTGATACTCAATACTTTTGTCTCATCCTCTCCTGCACCCGTATTTAATGATGGGAATGCTTGTGACGAAATTGTGCAGTTCGTGTTTGTAAATGAGATGTTTTGTGTCGTATATACATTCTTGTATGCATTGTTGACATCGACAAGGTAATTTGCTGTTACAGAAGTGAAGTATTTTACACCTGAAAGATATTTGTTTCCCGATCCTGCTGCACTTGTGAATCTTGCGTTTGTTGCGGTAAGGGCATTGCTGTTGTTGTCGTTTACCCACTGAACATGGTTGGTTGTTTTCAATCCCCACGAACCAGAATGTTTTACTTCCGCATAGTTCCACCCATTTCGTTGATTTGCGGCGACAATCTTATAATCTGCTGTCCTGTGTTGAAAGATGCTGAACTGGTTTTGGCTGCGATCTTGTGCAGACGAGGTTGTCGAGACATTGTAGAACCCTGATCCGGCACCATTCAGGTGGCTGCCATTTCCACTTCCGGGATTACCTGTGCCAATAGAGTCTGATGTCAAGTCGATGCTGTGGAGTAATGCTCCGTTTACGAACAATTGAAGTGCTCCAGTTTCGGCATTGCCAAATGAGTCTGCGGGGTAGTTCACGACGGAGTTGTCGTATGTATCGGTAGCTACATGGAAGTTTACCTCCCCATTGATTACAGTAGCTCCGTTGAATGTTGCTCTGCGGAGATTGTTACCAGATGACTGAACTTGACTTGTGTCATTGACATTTAATCCTGCAAAACCGTCATGTGTTGCCACATTCGTGTATCCCGATATTGTATTTGCTGCACCAAATGATAGTTCAGCTGAAACACCCGTATCTGAGCAGTTTATTTTCGATACATCTGGTGCTGGAGAGGGTGCTAGTATTTTTAAGATTTCGTTGAACCTGTCAACAGAGACACCGATGGAGGTATTGCTTGTAAAATCTGTAAAAAGGCCATCGGTATAAGAACCGTCTTCGGCGTTACCAATTGTTGTGGTGCCGCCACCTCCACCTGTAGATGAAATAGTTACCTGACCATTGGAACCTGTCACGAGAGTAACATTAGATCCTCCAACGAGGTAGGGGTTGCCGTTTCTGAGTTTTGTCAATGAACCTGTCAATTCGGTGGCAACAAGATTGCCAACTGTTATATCGTTTGTTGTTGTGTCTCCATTGTCGGTTATTTGATCCAATGTTGATGCTGTTGAGATTCCGGTAAGATTAGACCCGTCACCATAGAATGCTGATGCAGACATGTTTATAGATGCAGACAGGTTTCCGATGATCGTGGCATTGCCAGTATGCGATCCGTCCCACTCAGCAGTTACTCCTGTCAATCCTGCACCACTGCCTACGAACGAAGTTGCGGTGATCGTAGCAGAAGATGATAGGTTCCCAATAATTGTGGCATTACCTGTGTGACTTCCATCCCACTCAGCAGTGACACCTGTTAAATTGGAACCATCACCATAAAAG